GTTAATCTCGTCCAGCCCTTCCTTGTCGATGCAGTCGTTGCGGTAAACGGGCTTCTCCACAATTTTCTCCACCCGTACAATCCGCTCACGCTGCTTTTCTTCCGCTTCCGCCTTTGCCTGCTGGTACAGACGGCTCGCCTCGCTCATCTGCTTGGCGTGGGCATCTGCCGCTTCCTGCGCGAGGCGCTTGCTTGTTGCAAGTTGTTCTTCGGCGTCGCGTACACGCGCCTGCATCTCGTCGCGCCCGGCGTGTTTTCCTGCATCGTAGCCTACCCACAGCAGAACGAACGCGCCTGCGAGCAGCAGCCAGTTCTTGTAGTTGTTCATGTGAACTCCTTTTGTTGCCTTTGCCGGAGTATAGTACAGCAAAAACGTCCAATATAGTGGTAGTGTAATTTTTGTAGAACTTAGCGTAAACCAGCGTAGTTACTGGTTGGACCAACGTTTTTGCATGATGTTGTTGAAAAACAATAACTTATAAAAAACAGCTAAAAAATAGCACAAATTAAATCAAGGCGTTAAACCTGGACCAACGTTTTTTAGTTTACTACCACGAGCGGCTAGGATATTATCTAATTCGCCCGAGCATGGGCGTTTACTAATTTTTCTATGACGACTGGGGAGAATTCATAACGATGCTAGATGAACGTTTCCCGGTGCAGCCGAAAGACCCTTCCATAGAGAAAGATTAACACAAAAAGCCCCCCATGCGGAGGGCTTTTTGATTTATTCACCTTCTACGGGCTGTTCGACAAGTGGCAAGACGTCTTTCTTCCAAACAATCTGTGGTCGCATCTTGCCCCCATGCGTGGGTGTTACTTCTGTCACCCGCCCGTATTTTTGTCCTTCTTCGGTCAGCTCCCACTTGCCTGTTGCGTGATTTTTAACCTGCAAACCAGCCGCAGCCAGCCGGATATTTACCTTTGCCGGTTTTACCGTTGGCTCAAGCATTTCACCAAGCTCGGTCGGGATGTACCAGTTGTTTTGTGTTTCTGACAACAAGCGGGTTTGTCCGGTCAGCTCAAGCAGGTTGATGCCGGAGGTGCGGATAATGGCGCCGTTTGCACCGATGGCAGCTGCGTTACGGTCAAGCTCCATCGCGCGGAGCATGGAATAAAGGGCTTGGAAGTCCGCAGCAGGGGCAGATAGAATGCCTGTGACAGGTGGGGCTTTGCTGGTGTCCGGGTTGGTAACCATTTGGTCAAACGCGCGAATCACACGAAGGTTAAACGCCGGGCTAATCCACATGGCATAAGCATAAACAAGCTCTTTGCAGACGTATGTTCCCCCGCCATTGCCATTTATCACACGAACAGCGGTCTGCATTTCTGTAGAGCGCTTGTTTTCATTAACAATTTCTTCAACCAAAGCCTTGGTTGAATCCAATCGCATGAACAGGGATGGCTGATGCTTGTCTTCGCCACCTGCGGCTTTATGCAGGTCATTTAGTGAGTAAAGCCCGTCGATAAAACGAACGGTAACGTTAGAAACGGTTAAGTCTTTCATATTTAACTCCATATTAAGGCGGCGCGGGTCTCAAACGCTGGAAATATGGAGAAACCAGCACCCGCGCCATCGCAATTTATTGTCTGTTTGAGAAGACAAACCGATTATACACACCTACGAATGAAAATCAACCGCTCTTGTTCGCTGCCAGCAAGGGGTTTGGTTTGCCTGATATAATCAAATCTTTCATAAAATACTCCAAGCTAGAGGCGGCAGGGCGGTAGCATAGCGGGTTAGGAGTTCCGCTCACCCTGCCATAACCGTTTTTACTTTGCCCATGCTACTGGACGCAGGTATTATAGCAAAAAGCCCTCCATGCAGAGGGCTTAATCGTCTTCGTCATCATCCTTCGGCTCAAGCCCCAGCATGGTGCGTATCTTGTTGTGCAGCCATTGCATTCCTTCACCAACCACCTGCTTGATGAAGTCCGGCAGGGTGGCGTTGATGTTGATATATACGTCATCGGCGAGGTAGCCAACGGCAAAGCCTGTGAGCGCACAGGTGACGGGTGCGGCGCTATTCATCCAGCGCTCGATGGCGAAAGCCGTTGCGAGCAGCGCCAGCACCACGATAATCAGGTAGTCGCGGAAACCGATTTCGCTCCAGCGCGTACCGACCAGCACGGCAAACAGCGCTGTGCCGACACCTGCAACCATATTGGTGTGTGTAGTGAAAAAATCGTGCATTAACCATCCCTGCTTTCTTCCATCAGTTTGTTTCTTGAGTACCGGCTGAAATCACGCCCGGTTGTCAGACAGAGAATACCTGCCAGCGGAAAGACCCACATCGCCCACGAGAAAGGCGGGTAGGTCGCACTGAACAAACCGCCAAGGATTATAAACACCAAACCTGTAACCTGCAAAAGGAAGTCACTCCACACCCGGCACCGGTTGCAGCCTGCAATCGCTGCCACCGTCATCATCGACTGGGCGAACGACAGCGCCAAAAGTGTTACCGCCCAGCGGTAGGAATCGTTTGGCGTCATGTGGTAGTAATCGGGCATTTGGTGGAATGCAAAAAGCACGCCAAAAACAAGCATCAGGATGCACGTTACCAGTTTGGAAAAAACAGCGCTCATGGGCAGCACTCCATTTGGCAAACTATATCGCGTACGGCAGCCGGTGTCAGCTCCCATCTGACGCAAGTACCGACGGGGAAGCTGGCAGGCGCGGTCTCTTCCAGCCCGCGCGTAAGCTTGAGAAAGCCGCCGTGGTTGGCTACGCGTACCACTTCAAGCTGCGTGCCGTCGTTCAGTACGAGGAAGGTGTAATCGCCGTCGTCTGCAAGACGTCCGCGCAGTACGGCAAGGTGCTGTTCGTGGATGGGCAGGTCGGTGTCCGACTTGTCCAGCTTGTCGGTCAGGTCAGAGTTGAAACCTTCAAAGCCCTTATATTTACCACTCATGGACAGTCTCCCTTGTTGCAATCGTTGTCGGTCATTTGGCAAACAGCGTCTTTCACACCCTGTTCGGTCATGATGAAAAACACCGGTGTTCCGCACGGATGGCAGTTCACCTGCGTACAGGCTTGCCCGCGCGAAAGCACGATGCGCCCGCAGATGTTTTCCGCACGCACCACTTCCGATACGCGACCCTGCCGCAGCTCAAGATACGACCAGTCGCCGTCGGCAAGCCTGGAAATCAGGTAATTGTACACCTTCTTGCCAACCGGCAAGTTGCGCCCTTCGCGGGCAAGTGTTTCGGTCAGGTCTGCCTGAAACCCGTAAAGCGGTACATACATCTAGCACCCCCTTTCCGCTGCGTAGTTGCGTATGTCAGCGCCCGCAAGGGTCAGGGCGTAGGGTTTGTAGTCCACGTCCAGCCGGACGTCCGTCTCGCCGTACCACACGCCGTCTGCTTCGTACCGGGCAGCGGGCGAGGTATCGTCCACCGCCAGCAGCACGACCGCTTCCAGCCGTCCGGCGCCGAGAGTTTCCATCGCCTCGTCCAGCACGAACACGGCAAGCCCGTTGCAGTCCACCTCGTGCAGCGGATAAATCACAAACGGTCGTGGCACTTCCACCCAACGCGGGCGGGGCGGCAGTTGCGGGCAGCAG